CTCACGCAGCACCGTCTGGTAACGCGTGATCTGCTTCTCTTTCATCCGCTCGATGACCTTGTTGCGCTCCACCACCTTCTCGTTGTGGATGCGGATCATCTCAGCCAGCAGCAGCTTGATCTGGGTGGCGTTCAGGGGTTTGGTCGTTTGCTTGGTTTTCATCATCAGCTCCTTGGTTAGTGGTTTGTTACAAGACAAAGTGTTAAACATCGGTTGTTGCAGCTCTTGGCGATACGTGTATTACTTGACCAGCCCTCCCTTGTTGTTGAGACCAGTTAGGTCTTGCTTGTTGGTGATCAGCATGTAGTTGCTCTTGTGCATGGGTGCCACGCACCAGTGCAGCCGCTCAAGCCGTGCCACCTCTTCACCGCATGGCAGGCAGGTGCGGTAGCCGATCGTCCAGCGGTTGATGTCTACATCATCCCCACACCAGCTGCAGTTGGTATGCGCTTGGGTCATGAGAGCTCCGAGTCACCCGAGAGGATTCGCAGGGCTTGCAGGTAGGGGTGGTTCTTGATCGCCGGGTGTTCGAGGTCACCGCCATACATCAGCAGCTTGTCGCGGTAATCCCATCGGGCGGATTCCATTTGCTGCGATAGGGTGCGGGTGTCGGTGTCAGGCATTTGAGGCTCCTTGTAAATAGTGGTTCGTGCTCGGCACAAACCGTTAAACAGCGGGTCATCTAAAACCTTTTTCGAGCTACAGTTCCATTGTATAGGAAAATGGGTGATATGTCAAGTTAATATGTAAAAAAGGTAAATAGTGTAAAGTTAGGGTGTTTTGGGGGGGTCTGCAAGTGGTTGATTTATAACGTGTTCCGCTTGTTCCGGCTTGTTCCAATTTTTAACTTTACAAAAGATTCAAATTACTTTACTTATAGAGGTTAGGGAAAAGTGGGTGTAACTTATTGTTTTTATTTATTTATTTAATAAAAAATATAATTATAATATAAGTAAAGTATGTAAGGTTTGTTCCGTTGTTCCAGAAAAAAATGGATATATATGCCGGTAAAAAAGCCATTTTTACTTTACTAATACGCACTTGCGAAAACGCTCTTTTTCTTGCCTGAAAAGTTGTGCCGTTTTACGGACACATATCCCAAAAAAGCTGGAACAGCGGAACAACTGGACTTATTCCGACTTTTTCTTGTTTATAATCAACAACTTAATATGTCCAATTTGTATCTAATGTAAAATGGAACAAGAAAAAACGCCTGTTTTCTGGAACAAAACTAAATTTCCCTATGTATATCAATGGGTTGCCGTGGGACAAGGTCTTATTTAGCGTTTCGTGTTGGAACAAACCACTAAATAGCGCCGAGCGGCTTTTTGTCACTTAACAGTTGACGTCGTGTAACATCTAATTGACAAGGCGCACACGCCCACACACAACGCGCGCACACACAGGTAACTGGTTTCATGGGCCGCGAGGCCAAAAAAAAGCCCGACCATTTCTGGCCGGGCTTTGTGTTGCTAGGTTTACTTCAGGGCATTGAAAAACGCTGCCCATGCCGCTTTGAGTTTCTCGATGCCTACCGCGGTAGGATCACCGCGCCCTAATGCTACTTTGTTCTGCTTTTGGCTAGATTCAGCCAATTTTTTCAGCCGCGCGGTGAACTCCAGCGTTGCACCGCGTTCGCGCGTGGTCTTGACCTTAAACAGATCAGCCCATTTACCGGAACGGTAAACCGAGAAGTCCGTCCGCCATTTACCCACAATGGCTTTCAGATTCGGTTTCAGTCGACCGAATTCATGCGTTGAGAATGACATCGCATAAGCGATACCGATCTCAATTACTTCTTTTCCCTTGACGTTACCCGTCACCGGAACGAAGGTATCTTCCCCTTCGCGCTGATACTTGACCACAGGATGCAGCTCGTTATACCGCATCATGTAACCCGCAAAGACCTGATCACGATCAGCTTCGCTGACCTTGTCTTTGTCATTCGTTCCGGCCATTGCATAAAACTTGGTGCGGAACGCATCGTCAAGATCACGATGGATTGCATGGCGGAAACCCAAGTCTTTCAGGGACTGGATACCATCGATTACTTCTACTGCTTTGGCTTTGTCGGCCATGATGTTAGCTCCTCATTGTCGACGTGCCGCGCTACTCGTTCGGCCCGCATTGCCCTGTCGACGTTTTGAATTCTAGGCTATATAGCGGTTTGTGTCAAGGCAAAACGCTAACTAGGCGCGCCCATCGGCCCCGCACACACGACGCGCGCGGCAACAATAACTGGTATCAAAACAATAACTTAGGGCAAAAAGAAAGGGGGCCGAAGCCCCCTGTTGGTCACGCTGTAGGTTCCCTGAGCTTCCGCATCAGGTCTTCGTATCGCTCAGAGTTGAGTCCTACTTCATTGTCCTCTAACTCCTTTGGTCCAACTACCTGAAACCATTCTTCCAGTGCGTCTACCAGATTGCGTCTTTCCATATCGTTCAGTTCCATGTTGCCTCCAAAGATGGGGGCCGAAGCCCCCTGTGGTTAGAACAGCTCGCGTTGCGCCGCCCAGTAACGGTCGGCCATCACTTCAGCGGGGTAGCCCTGAATCCCCTGCATTGACAACCCGAACAGCACGAGTTGCCTTGGGCTCTGGCCCTTGTCGCCCTTGAGCAGCTGGACGACTTTGTTGAACTGCTTCTTACCCAGCCACTGCTTGCAGTCAGCGATGGCTTTCTCCTCCGCGGCTTCGCGGTCCTGCGTGTCGTACTGTATTTCGTGGTGCATACATACCTCCAAAGATGGGGGCCGAAGCCCCCGGTTGGTTAATAACGCAGTGCTATATAGGCCTGCGCTTCTTCCTTGCTGGCAAACCAGCATGAATAGCACCTGCTTCTCCGCCACTTAAAGGGTGACGGTAACATCAGGGTAAATCCTGATTTTGCTACGCGGTCTTTTACGATTCTTACTTTCATATACATACCTCCAAAGATGGGGGCCGAAGCCCCCGGTTGATTATTGGTCGAGCCAATCGCGGGCGTCCTCGCCCTCGTTGACCCATTCTACGTAGGCGATTACGCCGCTATCGCCATCCGCGTGGCTGGCTGACTCTTCCAGCCCTGCTTCCTCCAGCGAGACAAACTCTACACGGTCTTCCCAGTTCGCCTCGTCCGCGAGGTCGAGAGGGCCGGGCGCTGGTTCGACTATGAACTGCGGCATGAACTCTTCCGCTATCTCTTCGTTGATGAACGGGTCTTGCTCAAAGTCTGTGAACATCGTTTGCTCCTCATGTCTCAGGTAGCTGCGCTGCACTGTAGTGGCTCGCATTGCCTTGTCGACGTTTTGAATTCTACGCATTACCCTACCATTTGTCAAGTTACGCGACCCCACCGCCCCCCGACCAACCCGCTACAGTTTGGAGTCCCGGCTCGCCTCACTACACCAAGCCACGCACAAATCGCCATCAAATTTTCCCCATCTCCGACCCCCACCCCCTTACTTTACAAATACCCCCCTTATGGGACTCCTACCTCCTTTCTATATTTGTGATATATTGCAAAAAACTGTGGGCATACCACTGCATGGATGACTGTCAAATAATTCCCCCTCTGGACGAGGATATCCCTCTCCCTGCCTCGGCATTGGAGGCGTTGCCGGAGTTGTCCCCGCAAGAAGAACTGCAGATGCGGGCGCGCACGATCAAACTGATCTCTGACTTGACAGGCAGAGCAATCGCGCCGACAGGCGACGAAGCGGAGCAGGCCACGACTCTCGCGCGCCAGATGATCGAAGACCCTGAGCTGCGGCCTGATTTTGCAACCTACCCCAATGAGACGATCGCCTATCTGGCGGGCATGGTCACGCAGATGAATCATCAGATAGTAAACGAGCTATCTGATTTAAAACTCTACGTGGTAAATAAGCTGGTCTTCGAGGTGGAACACGCAAAAGACTCCAAGTCACGCATCTCTGCCCTAACCAAACTGGGCGAGATCGATGGTGTAGACGCGTTCAAGAAACGCAGCGAAGTGACGATGAAGGTGGTACCGATCGAGGAAGTGGAGAAGGAACTGCTCAACACACTCAATATGATCGAAGATGTAGAGTATCGCCCCGTGCCAGCTAACGAAGGACATTCTGAGTCGGAAGCTGCTTGATGGCCGTCAATGCTCTACCGCCGGAGGCGATCGCCAAGCTGAAAAAAGCGCTGCCGACAATGCCGGAAGCGCAAAAACGCCGCACCGCGGAGCTGTTGAAGACGTATCACGAGGACATGATGCGGTCCGTAGGGAAAGAATCCTTTCTGGACTTCGTGAAACACGTATACCCCGGCTATATTATTGGCCCGCACCACCGCAAATTGGCAGAAATCTTCGAGGATATCGCGCGCGGCGTGAAAAAACGGGTCATCGTTAATATTGCACCGCGTCATGGCAAGTCAGAACTCATCAGTTACCTCGCTCCGGCGTGGTTTTTGGGTAAACACCCCCATAAAAAAGTGATAATGACATCACATACTGCCGATCTTGCGGTTAATTTCGGTCGTAGAGTGCGGAATCTGGTCGGTTCAGAGCGTTATAAGGACATTTTCCCGCAGATTGAGCTGCAGGCGGACTCAAAATCAGCTTCTCGGTGGGGTACTAACTTCAACGGCGAGTATTTTGCGATCGGTGTGGGTGGTGCGCTGGCTGGCCGCGGTGCCGACCTCTTCATTATTGACGATCCGCACTCCGAGCAGGAGGCAAAACAGGGTCGCCCCGACGTTTTTGAGCCTGCGTGGGAATGGTTTCAGTCAGGTCCGATTCAGCGGCTGATGCCGGGCGGTGCGATCATCGTTGTGATGACCCGTTGGAGCAAATTGGACCTGACCGGCAAGATCGTCGACCACATGATCCGCAACGACGACGCGGATGAGTGGGAAGTCGTGGAATTCCCCGCCATATTGGACGATAAACCGCTATGGCCCGACTTCTGGACGCTGGAAGAAGTGTTGGCCAAGAAGGCGGGCATGGACCCGCGCTACTGGCAGGCGCAATACATGCAGAACCCCACCTCAGAAGAGGGGGCGCTGATAAAACGGGAGTGGTGGCAGACATGGGAGGGGGAGTCCCCGCCCCCCTGCGAATTCATGATCATGGCTCTGGACGCCGCGCAGGAAACCAACAATCGTGCAGACTTTAATGCTCTGACAACGTGGGGGGTGTTCTTCAATGAGCAAACCAACAACTATAACATCATCTTGCTAAACAGCATCAAGGAACGGCTGGAGTTCCCTGATTTAAAAGACATGGTCATCGAAGAATACAAGCAGTGGCAACCGGACGCGTTTATCGTGGAGAAGAAGTCCAACGGAGCCGCGCTGTATCAGGAGATGCGGCGCATGGGTCTGCCGATAGGGGAGTTCACGCCGGGTAAAGAGCAGGACAAGATATCAAGGGTCAACGCCGTCAGTGATCTGTTCCGGAGTGGGATAGTATGGGCACCGGAGACGCGCTGGGCGAGGGAGCTGATCGAGGAGTGTAATGATTTCCCGAGCGGTACTAACGACGACTTGGTAGACTCTACCACTCTGGCATTGATGCGATTTCGCCAAGGTGGGTTCATACGGTTGCCGAGTGACGAGCCCGAAGAACCGAAATTTTTCAAACGCCGCAAATATGCGGGGTATTACTGAGAAGGGGTTTAAATGGCCATCGATAAAGCACTGTATGAAGCCCCCGCGGGGTTGGCTGTTTTTGCGGAGCCTGAAGTTGAGGTCGAGATCGAAGTCGATATCGGTGAGCCTGAAGAGCTGACGCCGGAGGAAGAAGCAAAGTTCGAGGCCAACATTGCGGAGGAGATGGACGAGAGCCAGCTGCAGAGCCTAGCCTCTGAGTTAAATTCGCTGTTCGACCAAGACTCACAGAGCCGCAAAGACTGGCTCGACACCTACATCAAGGGCTTGAAGCTCTTGGGTATCAAGATTGAAGAGCGCACCGAGCCGTGGGCCGGTGCCTGCGGCGTATTCCACCCGATGCTGATGGAGAGTGCAGTCAAGTTCCAGTCCGAGACCATCATGGAGACGTTCCCCGCTGCGGGCCCCGTCAAGACTGTGATCATCGGCAAGGACACGAAGGAGAAAGAAGACGCCGCCGTGCGCGTGAAGGAGGACATGAACTACCAGCTGACTGAGAAGATGCCGGAGTTCAGACCTGAGCATGAGCGGGCGCTCTTCGCGCTGGCGCTGGCGGGTAACTCGTTCAAGAAGGTGTACTTCGACCCGAAC